CTGTGACAGAACTTTTCAGAGTCCCATCCATAATCTTGAAAATCAGTATACATTTGCTCCACTAATGAGGATCGTGGAACCAATAATAGTATGAGTGAATTGTCCAATATTTGTTGATAATATCGAATTAGTATGTAGATAACAAAACTTTTACCACTAGCTGTAGGACTGACCAGTATACATCTTCCATTTCTAATAGAATGTTGTACTGCATTTAACTGGTAATCTCTAATTTTCACCGTACTTTTTAAACCATCTATAAAAGATTTTACGGTGTCAATATCAATTTCCAGAGGAGTTCTCACCCCACCACTAATAGTATATTTTTTTGCTGTAGCGAATTTGTAGATATAATCAGATAACCCAACGTAAATTTGGTTATTCCGTATGTCAAATAATCGAATCTTTCCATCCCAGAGCCTGTTCTTGAAACTAGGCATAAACTTTGCCCCAGGCACATCGAAACTGAAATATTCGTTTAATTCTTTTGCAATACTTCTTTCACATCCAATCTGAGAATAAACCTCATCTTTTTTGTGAATTATAATATCATATTCCAGCCTCGAATTTTCTCCACTCAATTGCATTTTTTATTTGAAAAGAACGATTACTAACTGATCTTACTATCTCCTGTAGATAATCTACTACAGTTTCATAGTACTCAACCTTTCCTTTTAAGTCACGATACTCTTTATCAGCCTCTATAAAAGTCTTCTGGTCATCTTTGGTGTTTAACTTCACATCAAAAGAACCTTTTTCTTTGTAAATCTCCTCCGTTGCTTTCCCTGTATAAAATATCCATTTATCCCTTTTGAGAACATTGAGTTCTCCTTGTGTCTTTTTTAAAAGAAGGGAATGCTCTGTTAAGAGCTGAAGATACTTAGAATGTAGGGAAGGTATTCGTAAGGATTCTATATCTAATTCAAGATCATTGATTTTAAGGTCTTTCCTGACCATATCTTGTATTTCAGTTAAAGTCATATCAAGTTCAAGTTTTAAAAAGTAGCCTAAACATTATCAGCTATATTGTCACACAGCCTAATCAAGTGGACTCACTCAAATTTAATTTTATGTCTAGGCTACTAATGAGTATTTATCAAGTTGAAGTTTCAAACTCATAATAAAGATACCTAAAACTTGCGGTAGCATGAAAATATTCTACATCAGTCAATTCTTGAGAATATTCTAGTGATGATAAAGATGTAGGAAACATATTTTTAAATTGAACATTTACCTTTGGTTGATTTTTAGAACTGTACACTATTAGAGTTGCATCTGAATATAATTGTGATTCTTCATAAGTGAGTTTTGTTCTAGGATCAGTATCCTCTGTACCAAACTGTCTAACAGCACCATCTCCTTTAGTTAATACAGTGGCCCATTGGTCATGACTTTTTGGAGCACCAATACCTACCATCCAATCCCATAACTCTCTATAATTCTGAAGTTCTTCATCTACTATAAAAGTTATAGTTAATGTTTCAAAGGTAAGTTTATCCCCTGTAAGCAGTATTTCAGCCATAGGTGTAGGATATGATGCTTCGCCCAAAGATATGCCTGGAATATTTGCAGCTGTGCAAAACCAAGTTGTTTTGGGAAGGCGATTAAACGCAAGTCTCCATTGAGTTCCAGTTGCGTAATCGTTTACTGTGGGTTGACTAGTATCGGCCATAAATTACCTTTCACTAGTATTTATAATGGAGGGAAAAAGTGGAATAGGGGAGAGTCCATCCCCCCCTATATTAATAAATTGGGGTTATTATTTTTGGTATATTCCCCAAAGCACCCAAATGGCGACTAAACCTACAAGTCCTTCAGATCCTAAACTCTTTACGAGACTTACTACTGAACCGACCACATCCATAGGCATAAAAGGAATAGCTGCACCAAATAAAATTTGAAGTACAACACCTAAGGCGATAAGCCCTAAACCTACATTAGTTAATGATTTAATCCACCCTGAGACTTTATCTAACATATATTTCTCCGTTAGGGTTGGTTTTAATAAAGGGGATAGAGGGGAAAAGACTTTCTTCCCCTCTAAGATATAGATTACATCAAGTTACTTACACGAGCTCTGCGGTAGTAAGTATTACTATCAGCAGTGAACGGTTGTGAACCAGCAGTAATTGCAGCCGATGTTTCTGACATCGGATTAACTGCCATTCCATAACGAGTCTTAAATGCAATTCGTGGTTGGAAGGTTGATTCTGAAACCGCACGAACCATTTGCAACGGAACGTATGGGCAATAGAACAATCCTGCATCATAAGCATTAGAACCACGATAACCAGCAACATACCAGTTATTTGCAGCACTTGCACTTACAACGGAATTATAAGGATCAACAAAGACCTTAATTCTTCCATTAATTGTTCCTGCGAAAGTACTTCCTTCTGGACTTGGATCGACATTCATGTTGCCTGAACCATTAGCTCCTCCACCTACGTCAAGGACTCCAGCCATTGACAATGCAGAAGCAACATCAGCAGAACAAACAAGGATATTTCCTTTTCCTCTGCGAGTTAAGATTCCAATATCGTTACAATCACGCTCGATTTGGAACATTAGTCCTTTGAATTTTTCAACTGACCAACGACCATTAGAGTCTGTGTCCAAGATTGAAAATACCAGCAGATGCTGTAGTAAGAGCACCTTTTTTTGCGGTGATGTAAATAGTACGAACTACTTCACGATTAATCTCAGCAAGAATTTCTGTGCTAAGAATGTTGGAAAGTTCTGACTCTGCATCAAGACCATGAATTGCTTTTAAGTCTTGTGCGAGTTCCATTGTGTAAGCAGCACGCAGGGCACGTGTCCTTGCGGTAACTGTTGCTTTCTCAATGGTGAATCCCATATCTTGGAACGCAGTACCACCAGCGACACCTAATGCCTCACCGACAGCTGTAGTTGCAGCACCTTTTACGTTATAAGAACCAGCGGTGTTTACACCCCAAATGTCAGGGATAGCTGCATCAGTTGTTACAGGAGCAGCTGCACCTGAATCATTTAACGCACCTGGCTCTGCACCTGCTTGAGCAGCAGCAGCATAACCACCATCTTGTGTGTCAGCTTCATTAAAAAGTGCTTCATCTACAGATGTTGCACCTTCACCCATTCTTGCTTTCATTGCAAAAATAAGTCCTGTGGGGCCACTCATCGGTTGCACGCCACAAATATCATATGCCATCAAATTAGGCATAGATCTGCGAACTAAAGAAATCAAAACTGGATCCCAGTTTGCAACAGTATCAGCTGTGGACATTTCTGCCTCAGTCAACATCTGTCGTGATTCCTTCATTTCTTTTTCTTGGTTCTCCAAGATTACAGCGGTAACTGCTCGTTTATAAGAATCCGTGATCTGCGGGAGATCTGGATGATCTAAAACTGGTTGCCACTTTTCTTGAAGAGCTTCTGAATTATACATAAATTACTCCTTTAAAAAGTTTTTCAGATATTATTTTTTTGCCCTTGAGTTATCCTTCTTAATGGCAGACATATATTTTGCCATTTGACCAGATACTTCTTGGGTTTCTTCAGTACCTTCTTCAGTAAGAGTCTCATCTTGAGCTTTTACTTCATCAGCACCGAAATAGCTTTCCTTAATCGTTTGAAGTTTCTCTTTGTAAGACTCTTCATCGGAAAACTCAACATCATCAACCAGACTTTGGAACTTTTCAGTTTCGGTATCAGTCATCCCATCAGCAACATCGGCAATCATGGACTCTTTTACGAGTTCACCTTTTGCCTTTTTCAACTGAACATTTTCTTCCATCTGTTTGTTTAATTTATCTTCCAATTCTTCTATTTTAGTCAAATTGGCTTCCAAGATGTCATACTTCTCATCTGGAACATCGATATAGTGATCTTCAAATAATCCTTTCAGACCACTAATGAAATCTTCTGCGATCTCACCTTTGAGCCCACGCTCAATAGCAAGTTCGTTATCAGTCATCCATTGTTCAACAACGTAGTTCATATAGTCATCGACTTTTTCAACTACATCTGTCATTGTTTCTTCTGCAAGATTTTGCATAACCTTGTCATTTTCTTCCTGAATTTTTTCTAATTCAGTACGAACCTTTGACTTAATAGCAGTTTCAAAAATTGTTGCAGCTTTTGCTTTAAATTCTTCAGAAAGTTCTTCTTCTCCACCAACTAATGCCTCAACATCTTGTGATACATCGAGTTTGTCAATTATTTGGTCAATAGATTCTTTCTTAACTTTCTTATCTTCAGAATCAACATCATCTTCTTCTGGGCCTTCATCATCGTCATCATCGTCATCATCATCATCATCATCATCATCTTGTTCATCACGGTCACGGCGACGGGAGTTGTGATGTTGA